ATGCTTATCGTCATCGGTTTTTTTGCCGGATTAGCTTTGATTATTTATTCGATCATCCACCATTTCCGGCATCGGAAGAAAGAAGGCTACAGAAAAGCTAACTTCTTCATCCCGTTAGTATCGGGAATCTTGCTTTTTGGAATTTCGCTGTCCAACGCGTCAGTAGCAACATCGAAAGACGAACTGGAGAAAAAATTAGAACAAGTGACAGACGAGCGGGACGATCTGTCGCTAGAAGTAACCAATTTACAGGCTGAATTGGATAAGGTCAAAGCTGAAGCGAGAACAGTGCAGAAATCATCCGATGCTGACGGCCAACAACAAAACACCTCAAAAGAAGAAACAAAACAAGAAACTGAAAAAACTGTCACGCTTGGAACAGGAACCTTTTATGTTGGGGAAGATATAAAAGCAGGACGATACATCGTTTCTACAAAAGGACAATCCGGTAACTTCGTTGTATTGAATGAGCTTGGTGTCCCGGAAGTAAATGAGATTCTTGGGACGGACTCTATGGCGGTAAATAACATTACCGTATCATTGAAAGAGGGACAAGAAATAAGAATTATGAGTCTAAATCAAGTTACATTTACACCCAAAAAATAAAGAAAAAGCCCCTCTCGATGAGAAGGGCTTTTGCATTAAAAAACAAAATCATCATTATTTAGCGAATTATCACAAGGAGGAGTAACAGTGTCTAATCTTACATTTAGAGTAACTGGTGTATCATATGAAAATGAAACAGGAAAAGACATACAAAAACTCCTTCACAAAATCGGGCGTGAAATCGCAGAAGAAAAAGGAATTGAACTTTATTCAGGTTTATCAAATTCTGAGATTTTGGAGTATTATGATGAAGTTCCAGAATTTGAAGATGTTGAATTTGGTGAATACATTGTATTCAAAAAAGATCCGAATAATGAGTACGATCCAAATGCAATAAAAGTTTACATTGAGTTGGATGATGAGTTACACCATATCGGCCATGTTCCTAGAAAGTACAATAAAAAAATTGGAAAATTACTTGATTTGGATTTAATTGATGATATCGAAGCTACATTCACCGGTGGGAAAATTAAAAAAGTGGATTACGATTTTGAAAAAGATAAAGAGGTTGTTGTTATTAAAGAACTGACGTTGGGTGTAGAAATAACGGTTCATTATAAAGATGAATAGCAAGGCACGGATGGACTGTGCCCTTTCATATGGAATCATCTTCATCATCATGGAGAAACGGATATTTCAGGAGCATTTTCTGGAATGAACCTTCATCTTGGATCGGGAGTCGACGCAGAGCTTTGTAGTAGCACTTCTGATGAATAACGGTGTTGATGATGTCGAGGAAGACTTTTTCGTCGATCTGGATCGGTTCAGAACAAACGGGACAACGCAATCTGCCGACGATTTTGATCATGGAATCACCTCCGTGATGAATTTTCAATAAAAATAAAAAAAGCCCTTCTCGAATGAGAAAGGCACTTTACTTCCGAACTATGTTTAATTAATAAATTGTTCATTAATCCTTTTGAAGTCAATTTGAAATGGTATAACATTTATTAAGTGATCTATATCTATTTTTCGGTACCCCATAATGATGGCACCAATTACTTCATCTGTATCATCGTCTTTTCTAAGAAAAATACCTGGAGATACTTCATCTTCATAAGCCATTCTAGGGGGACCTATAAAAATATACAGTACATCATGTTCTTTATCGTAATTAATTTTTTCATTTTCTTTTTGGACGTACATATATAATCCCCCTTTCTCCAGTCTCTCTCATTCTTGATATTGAAAATATTGTACAAACATCTCCTATATCAGTGCTATGATCTACAACAACCATCACAGGCTTTATTTTATTATTGGATGTCAAATGAACAATGTCATAATAACGCTCCCTATTTTCAATAGGGTCTTTTACAATAAATTTCGGGTCTTCAATTATTCCTTTAATCGTTTCTTCTTGACCGATAAACTCCGGTCTATAATGATCGCCGTCTATAACATGCATATTCCATGTAGTTTGTTTTAGTGCAACCATTCTGCCTAATGGATCTGTTGTAGTAAATATATATTCCCCTTTTGCTTTTTCTTTACACATTCTCCCGACCCTCAACTGTAATTTTTCCTTCTTCCTGTAACTTTCTTACTTTTTCTTCATTTACTTGAGGGATTTCACCGAACAACTCTTCAAAGCGTTGAACATGCTCCAATAGCATATATGCAAATGCCTTAGCATGTTCTGGACTCATTTTAATTTCTCCCAAATATGTAGTGCCTTGAGGAGAATTATTATTTAGAAGAAAAGTAAAATCATACGGGCTTGTTGCGATGCTAATACCATTGCAGTACACATTAAATGGTTGAGAATGATTTGTTACGTTTTGTTCCACAACTCATCCCCCGCCTATAGAGTTTTATTTTTAAATATCTGTATTAACGTACTTAATATTATCTAATTTAACATTTTGTATCAAATTCCTTCTTAATTTTTCATTAAAAAAGATTGTACATTTTTTATAAAAATAAAAAATCCCTGCCGTTTGGCAGGGATTCATTATTTCAACAATCCTAAACGATCAAGAATTATGGCCAATTGCGCTCTTGTGACAGGCTCATTCGGCGCAAATGTACCATCCTTTTTACCTTTGATGATTCCGGCTTTCATCGCTTTTCGAATGCTCTTTTCTGCCCAATGGCCGGTGATGTCATCCTTCACAGTATTTTTTTGCACGGTAGTTTGCCCTCCTTTTTTCTTCAAGCCAAATGCCTTCACGATGCCTTGTACGTGGCCATATGCGATTTGTTGCAAGAACTGATCGGATTTTAGTTTTGCTGCGTCGCGTGGATTGTCAATGAACAAGTTTTCAGTCAGGATGGCCGGCATATTTGTCAAGCGAAGTACCGCATAGTTCGCACGTTTTTTGCCGCGATCTCGTACTCCGCCAATTGCCTTCATAATCTCCGCGTGAATCACGTTCTGATATGCAACAGTTTTTGTACTGACGTTGCCGTTGAAAATATATGACTCGAACCCGGTTCCACCGCCAGCGTTGATGTGAACGGAAATGAAATAGTCTGCTTTCGCTCTGTTAGCAATTGCCGCACGCTCCGAAAGCTCAATAAAACGATCATCCGTCCGTGTGTAGATGATCTCTACACCCTCGTAGTCTTTGAGCATGTCACCAATTTTTTTGACGATATTCAATGTCAAATCTTTTTCACGCAAACCATTCCCTACAGCCCCACTATCTGTTCCGCCATGTCCTGCGTCAAGAACAATTTTTGTCACTGTGAATCCCCTCCTATCAAGATAATCCGTGTTTCTCCAACACTTCTTTTTGTTTGCGTCCCTTCTTGCTCAAATAGTTATTTTTCCAGCCCATGTACAGCGCATAGATTCCAGAAACAACAGCAACAACATCATTGACCAAATCATCAGGAATCGTTTGATAACCAAGCATGTTTAGAACCGCGTTGATGACAGCAACGATAAGAAAAATAAAACGGGTAACACTTGCTTTATCCATCTCACGCACCCCCTTTCAATGCAGCAAAAATAATGGCTACGATTCCCCCGACCACCGAAACAATTATTGCGTTCGTGATCGTTCGTCGTAGCCATTTTGTATCATCCTTGATTGCTCGAATGTCATCGCGCATATCTTTGATGTTTGCCTCCGCAACCGCGAGACGAGTTTTTACATCAACCATGTCATCACGGAGCATCGCCACATCTGTTTCCAGTTTTGCGACACGTTGTTCCATCGAATCACACCTTTCTATTGCTGTTGTACCGGAGCGATCAATTTGATCGCTTGTTTGTTCACAATGACATTCCCAACCGCAATCATCATGATTTTCGGGTCGTTCATTTTTTGGGCTAGATCAGCCGCATTATAATCTGCAATATCCGCCGTAAACGACATACCGTCATGCAAAAAGATTTGAACTGTCATTATTTCATCCTCCCTTTAAGCTGGTGTGTATGGGATATATCCGATAAGTGAGCCGCCCAAGTACAGGTTTAAACGCTGTCCGGTCGTATAGATACCGAGACGAATCGCCTGCCCAGAACTCGGTTTAACATATTCATAGTCCGAATGAACATGTCCGGAGAAAGAGAACGCGCTGGCGTGATAGCCGTCTAGCATATCGGCGTTTTGACAGTACGTTGGAGCGTTATCGCCCCAAATAATTCGATATGCTGTAGAAAAGTCTATTGTTGTCGTTCTTCCGCCTCCAGGCAAATCAAATCGAATCCCTAAACCGGAGTGTAGAAAAATTTCGCCCATGCAGTCGATAATTAAAGAATCACTGCCAGCAGGTGAATTTATGGATGCGGCTGATCGAAAGTTGATCGCCTTATCACCGGAATAATCGAATGGTTCGCCAACCCATAGGGCGCTGTTTACTCTCGTGATTCCATCCAAGTTAATCTTCTCCGCCTCAATCGTCACGGTCGTTGGCGTCTGATTAATCCGCGAGACAATCTCGGCTCCGTTATAGTCAGAGTAGGATACTTTTTGTTCAAT